TATCGAGCTTCGATAGCGGCACTCGCAACTTTGAGGGCAGACGCTACAGCAACGACATCGAAGCAGGTATACAGGGCATGGAAGCCTTTCTAGAGCCTATCAGAGCAGAGCAACAGCGTCTTATACGCAACAAAGACAAACGCTGGAACCCTCGCATGGTGTTCACTCTAGGTAACCACGAATACCGCATCGAAAGAGCAGTCAATTCAGACCCTAAGCTAGACGGGCTAATTGGTTTTAAAGACCTGAAGCTTGAAGAGATGGGTTGGGAAGTGTATGACTTCTTAGAGCCTGTCATCATTGACGACATCGCCTACTCTCACTACTTCACCAGCGGTGTGATGGGCAGACCAGTCAGCAGTGCAAAGCTGATGCTACAGAAGAAGTATATGTCGTGTGTGATGGGGCATGTTCAAGATAGGGACGTTGCTTTTGCGCGTAAGGCAGATGGCACTAACATGCTAGGCTTGTTCGCTGGTATCTTCTACCAACACGATGAGGACTATCTAACACCACAGACCAACGGAAGCTGGTCAGGTATCTGGATACTCAACGAAGTTAAAAACGGTGGTTGTGATGAGATGCCAGTCAGTATAAACTACTTGCGAGAGAAATACGGAGACTAGGATGCCTCTAACATACTATGAACTATTGGAGAAGATGTCGCAGCTAGACGAACTAACACTAATAGAGATATTAGACATAAGCTCAGAAGAGTTAGTCAACAAGTTTAGTGACCGCATCAACGACAGATTAGAAGAATTAGCAGAGGATTTTAAGCATGAGCATCAATGACGCAACACCAGCAGAGTGGGATAGGACACGTAAGACAGGACTAGAGGCATGGATGAAGGCAGCAAAAGAGGAAGCTGAAGAGATTATTGATAACGTAAACCAACCTACACACTACAACACAGGCAACATAGAGTGTATTGACGCAATAGAGGAATCCATGTCCAGTGTTGCATTCAAAGGCTACCTCAAGGGCAACTGCCTGAAGTACCTGTGGCGCTATGATTACAAAGGCAAGCAGGTAGAGGACTTACAGAAGGCTGGCTGGTACTTAACTAAACTGACTAAGATTGTAGCAAAGGAGAATAAATAATGGATCAGTATCAACAGTTTATACACAAGAGCAGGTACGCACGTTGGCTACCAGAGGAAGGTAGACGAGAGACTTGGGAAGAGACGGTAACACGCTATGTAGACTTCTTTAAAGAACGTGGACAGCTAAAAGGTAAAGACTACAGCCTACTCAAAGAAGCTATTATGCACCAGGATGTGATGCCTTCAATGCGATGTATGATGACAGCAGGCGAAGCACTGGCTAAGGATAACGTAGCAGGATTTAACTGTAGCTATCTGCACATTGACTCACCGCGTAGCTTTGACGAGTTGATGTATGTTCTGATGTGCGGTACAGGCGTAGGCTTCAGCGTTGAGCGTAACTTCATTAACAAGCTACCAGAAGTTGCAGAGACCTTCCATAAGACAGACACTGTTATTGTTGTTAGTGACAGCAAGATTGGTTGGGCATCAGCGTTCCGTGAGCTTATCGCTATGCTATACGCAGGCAAGATACCTCAGTGGGACATGAGCCGCATACGTCCAGCAGGGGCTAGACTAAAAACCTTTGGTGGTCGTGCGTCAGGGCCAGAGCCTTTGATTGACCTGTTTAACTTCTGTGTAGAGATATTCCAGAAGGCAGCAGGACGCAAGCTAACCTCTATTGAGTGTCACGATGTAGTGTGTAAGATTGCTGACATTGTAGTGGTAGGCGGTGTGCGTAGATCAGCCCTAATCAGCCTCTCTAACCTATCTGATCCGCGTATGGCTAAGGCTAAGTCAGGAGACTGGTGGCGACACGAAGGGCATCGTAGGCTTGCTAACAACAGCGTAGCGTACACTGAGAAGCCAGACTTTGAGTCATTCCTGTCAGAAATGCAGTGCATGTACGAGAGCAAGGCAGGTGAGCGTGGTATCTTTAGCCGTGTAGCAGCACAGAAGATTGCAGCGCGTAACGGTAGGCGTGACAGTGATCAGGACTTTGGTACTAACCCATGCTCTGAGATTATCCTACGTAGTAACCAGTTCTGTAACTTGTCGGAGATTGTAGTTCGTCCTGAAGATGACCTAGACACGCTAAAGAAGAAAGCAGAAGTAGCAGCCATTATTGGCACGTTACAGGCTACACTGACAGACTTCCGTTACCTGCGTAACTGCTGGAAGAAGAACACGGAAGAAGAGGCGCTATTGGGCGTTAGCATGACAGGCATAATGGATCACTACCTGCTGAGTAAAGGTGACTCCACAGACTTGGAGAAGTGGCTTGAAGAAATACGCGATGTTGCTGTTAAGACTAACGAGAAGTGGGCTACAAAGCTTGGCATTAACCAGTCTGCTGCTATTACATGCGTTAAGCCTAGCGGTACTGTATCTCAACTTGTCGATTCTGCTAGTGGTATCCATCCTCGCTTCTCTAAGCATTACATTCGCAGAGTTCGTAGCGACAAAAAAGACCCGCTTGCAGTCTTTATGGAGTCAGCAGGATTCCCAGTAGAGCAGGATGTGATGTCACCCTCGTCAGCAGTGTTCAGCTTCCCTGTGAAGTCACCAGAGAAGTGTACCACTGTTAAGCAGGTAGGAGCTATGCAACAGCTAAAACTTTGGAAGGCTTACCAGAATCACTGGTGTGAACATAAGCCAAGTATCACTGTGTACTACACGGATAGTGAGTTCTTGCAGGTAGCACAGTGGATATGGGAAAACTTCGATCTGTGTAGTGGGATTAGTCTGTTGCCTTATAGTGATCATGTATATCAGCAAGCTCCTTATGAAGAGATAGACGCTGAGAAGTACGAGGAGCTACTAGCGGCTATGCCTGTTGGGGTTAATTGGGAAGACTTAGGTAACTTTGAGCAGGAAGATAACACCACAGGTAGCCAGGAATTAGCCTGTGTAGGTGGTGCGTGTGAGATAGTGTAGATGTTGTAGGTACTAAAAAGCCCTGTGTAGATGACTGCACAGGGCTTTTTTGTTACTCTGGTGCTTGACTAATTAAAGCTCCTAAACCTAATCCTACTTTTTGACCTGTTAATAACTGCTGTAGCCTTTCGTCAAATCCTTTAGGCAAAACCACTCCTTTATTTTCGGCAGCTTTAGCTGTTTTAATCATGTTTATTACTTTTTCTATGTTTTTTGGTGCTATTTCTCTAGAAGCTAAAAAAGAAGGTATAAAACCTTTCAGCAATATTCCCACTTTAGGGTTTCTAACAGCACTAAACTCACCCTGCGCCACGGCTAATTGAAAACCAGACCCTCCAGACTGTACACGCTCTAAAATAGATAGCTCGTCAAACAACGTATCTAGTTGTTTTTGTGCTGCTGTTCCTTTAAACAACTCGTCAAAAGTTTCTTTAAACTTTGGCTCTGCTAGTTTTTTTCTTAGTTGCTGAAAAGATTGAATAGAACTGTCTGGCCCTACCTTTAAAATCTGTTCTAAAAACCCTTTTCTGATCCCTTCCATTGGGTCTGCGTCTAAACCTTTTACCTTACTATCTTTTGGCAGTTTAGTTTTGTACTGAGCAGCTAGTTTTTTAAGTTCCTTTACTTCTTTAATGCCGTATGTGAGTCCATCAGCAGTCAACATAGCTCCTATTTGAACAGGGTCATTTACTTCCAAAGCCTTTTTTAAATATGTACTAGTAACAACATTTTTACCTCTATTGTACATGTCTGTTACTTCATCATACTGCTTTTTCAAAGCAGGGCTTAGTGTACCAGCGGCCTCGTCCATTGCTTCTTTAAGCATGTCTGCTGTAGCGGCTAATACTTCTATTCTGTCTGGGTCTTGTTCAGTAGAACGTATTGCTTTATTAAGACGCGCTTTTACTTTGGAAAGTCGTTTATGCGCTTCAAAAAAAGACAGATCATCTGGTATTGTTTCAAGATAATTAACCGCTGTTTTAGTAGCACTAGTTGGATATTCTACTAAGGAGCTTTCTATAAGCTTCCCTTTGTCATTGTATCTTGGTTTAGCGCGAAAGTCTTTTTTAAAGCTATCTGCAAGAGATGTAGCAGCTTCTGAAGACTGTACAGTAACTTTTTTCCCTAACGCGTCTATGTTTTTATACAGAGGGTCTACTATTTCTCTCAAGGCTTGATCTGTTTGTGTTATTAAGGCTTGTAAAACCTCTCCTTGTTTTGTAGGCCCAGCAGCTTTAAAACTTAGCAATAGCTGTTCTGCCTGTTCTCCCATGTACTTGCCATAAGAATCTAAGTAGTTATTGATCGTTCCTTTAGTTACTTGAGAAACTTTAGCGATGTTCGTCAAAATCTCAGCTTTTTTACTGTCGCTAACCATAGAAGGCAATAAACTAGCGTTATAAGTTTTTAGTTTTTCCTGTAAGTCCACTATAACTTGTTTTTGTTTTTCAGTAAGAAGGGTCTTGTCTTTTAAACCTTTTCTAGTTGCTTTAACACCAGCACCTACTGCGGGAAAAGCTACACCAAAAACAGTGCTAAAAAGCGCCTCTGTTTGTGCAGCGTCCATTGCTTCTTGAACAGCTAAATCAGGATTGAATTCCCTACCTTCTATTAAAGCTTCAGCGCCTTCTCCTGCAAGCCTGCTACCATAGACAGCAGCAGTAGTTGCTGTAACACCAGCCCCTAAACCACCAACAAAAGCTCCTGGAGGGCCGAATACAGAACCAGCAGCAGCTCCTTTTGCTGTAGCAGGGCCAGCAACAGCAAGTGCAGACCCAATTTCTAATACAGGCGAAATCCAATCTGCCCAAGTTTCTGGGTCTTCTGGTTCAGGATCAACTACGTCTAACAACTGACTAGCCCTAACAGCTTCTATTTCTGGGTTAAAACCCTTATTAAGCTGGTCAAGCATAGCCTGATCTGTTACTAAAGTCATACCACCTGTACTGCTTGCGGTTGGAGATTGTCCTACAGAATTTAACTCTAGGAGCATGTCAGGGTCTACTACTTCTCGAAAAGACATTATTTAGTTTCCTTAACTTTTACACCTGTGAAAAACCAGCCTTGTGTTTCTGGATCACGCAACACAAACTCGCCACTAATCACGCTAAGAGGGTTATTAGGTTTGTCTTCTGTTTTTAGATAACTAGCATACTCTTTAGAGTTGTAATCTACGTTTGAAGACACTCCCATCAAACCTCTTTTAAAGTTATCGTAATGTTCTCTAACTAAATCTAACTGTTCGTTAAAGGCTTCAACACCCATTCCCGGATCAAGGGCTGTAACAGCAGAAATTAAAAGACCTATTTCTAAATTACTAACACTACCTAAAGCTCCACCAGTAGGTGAGTTTTTTCTCATTTCTTGTAACTTGTCAAAACCTAGATTGGCTTGTAAGCTTGTAATAATACCTGCTAACTCTTTAGAAGGAGTACCAAAAGGCAAACGAGAAAGTACGGAGTATACGCCCAATGTTCCAGCAGCCCCCTGAGAAAAAACGCCTCCTTTGCCTTCAGCAAGTTCTTTTGCTTTTGTGGTTTTAGCTAATATCTGATCTAAAGCAAATAGTTCGTTTTGCGTCTGCTGCATTTTTTTCATTCTTAACTGAGCAGCTTCTGGTGTGTCTACGAGTTCTCCTTTAGTGCCGTTTGTCAGATTATTAACTCTATATTTTCCATTCTCTAATGATTCAATTTCTAACTCAGGCAACCCAGTAACGCCTAGTTCTCTAATAATAGCCCCTGTTTTTTTATTAATTACAGAGGTGCTTGTGTAACCAGTAATGGGGTCTGTTCTCTCAATCGTGTCTGTTTCGACATTATTAGA